GTGTATGGTCTTTACTTAACATCTCTACTCCATTGACGTATTTAAGTAATTCAGATTGTCTAACCTGAACCCATTTATCACTTCTTGATTCCATGTATTTATTTTAAGATGGATTCACACCCAGAACCGGTAAGTGAGCAGGAATGGCTCTTAGCGAGCCATCCACACCCGTCACCGTATAAGTTTCGCTTGTAAAGGGACTTATCCACTACAAATAAGCCAACTGCGCCATTTGCCTGTTACCAATTTGTTATGTAATAAGGCAGTTCGGTTTTATTACTAGTAATCAGGCTCGCATTTCTGCATTTTGTATGCTCAATCAGGCATACCAAGACACTCCATCTAACGGAGGTTTAGCAGCTGATAAGGCAGCCAGTAGTTTGAGTCTTACCTAGACATTTTGTCGGTCTTGCTATTAAGATGTGAGGACTAGCCAGTAGTCCGGACGAGGGATCAAGAACCACTCCAACTACTGGCTAGTTTTTAAATTTGTGGTGAGAGTTTCTGATTATACGTATTAACCACGCCACAACACTTTGTCATCCATGTCCGCGTGTCTGTGTATGGGTCTACACCAATGTCAAACGGTGACAATGTTTCATGGCAAACCTCGCAGCTCTCGGCAAAGTAATGAGACGCTTCATAAGCCCCGTAAAGTTTCTTAAGTATTGAAATAAACAACTCATCTTTATTGTCCATCATTAGCCCTATCTCTGATGTCTTGTGTTTCAGTTGCCATGCACCTGTAAGCCTGTGTTAGTAGGTCAGCACAATGCTCACAGTCCATGCTTCTAAGATTCCTTGTAAGCCTTAATAAAGTCATTAAGGTTGTATGAAATTCAAGCTCCCAACGATCAGTCATTGTAACCACCATTAGCCATGTAGCAGTCAATGCAGGCAACTGGCGCATCCTTGCAAGTGTCACAATCTGCATGCGGCACATTGACTCTTAGCATTCGGCAATCGGCGTAATGATCGCCTTTGTAAAGTAATTCAGGTGGGCAGTTACATCTCATGCCATGTAGTCCAATGCTATGAAAGTGTCACAAGGCCATTCCTCGCCACACACAATGCAGTCTTTTAAGAACTTGCAATTGTCACAGTTCTCGCTTGTTGTGCCACAAACTAGGCAATTCTTATCACTTGGGTCTTTTCGTATGTGTATCGCTCTAGCTTCCTCAATGGCTGCTTGTAATTCCCACAAGTCAGTACATACGCAATGACAATGTTTGCTGTGATCAGGATTCATGATTGGCCTTTTGTTTTGCCATATCATCAAGCAATCCATTTATTTCGGTATGTGCTACAAACAAACCTTGTTGTAAAATCTCCATGTGTTCGCTTCGCCATAAACCGTCCAGTTGCTCATCAATAGCCTCTAAAGCAGTTTGTAATCCATCAAAATAACCACGATCCCAATTATCAAAATCTAATGATTTCATGAGCGATCAAACTTTGGATCACACTGTGGCTCACCATCACAGAAATAGCCAGCGTATGGCTTACCTGTTTTCTTGCTAATCCCACTGCGGCGATTCATTGCACCATGGAGGCACATAGGCACGAATGTCTCATCCTCATCAGTGCCTATGCCCTCATCCATGGGTTGTATAGATAGCCATGGATCGGCTTCCATGGTGTCGCTGGGTGGCTCTTGCACCACCTGCCTTGGCTTCGCTGGCCCGGGTGCTTGATTCTGTCGACTGGTGGCAACTTCCTCTTTACTGCTTATGCCTTTGGATGTACCAATGTTTAGGCTTGCCACAGCTCTTGACCAGCAGCTCGTTTCAAGGTTTTGAAGCTCTGACCCAAATGTGTATGGAGTCTTGCCAATAATAAACTCTGATGCTGTCCCAATGCCCGGCAATGAATCCTCTGGTGTTCTGTATGCTCTGGCTACTCCCCACATCTTTGTAGGATCGCCATCCATGACACCCATGTACTCAAATTGAATTGTTCCGTCAGGAAACTTTTCATAGAACATGGCAACTCTTTCGGCAGCTGTAACGTAATTAGTAATGTCGAATGCCATTAGATTCTCCAGCCGTCTTTCCACATTGATTCCTCAATGGTTGGCCCATGCATCGCACGAAATTTGGCTCTAAGTCTTAGCCTGTGTTGTGCCTCTATGTAAATGCCTGTAAAGACACCTAGGCCAAATAAAACTGCTGCGTATAAAACAATTACTATTGTCATGCCCTGATTTCCTATTCTTAGTTGTAACCCTTGGCGGTTACATAAATAGTTCTAGCACGTCACACAGGACTCGCACAAGCACTTTGAGAAAATAGGCGTGTCATGCCTTGTGTCTATGTGGTTTTGAAGCACTACATGTAGTGCGTCGACTTTATTTATTAAGTCTGGCAAGGATTTTCCTCCATTCGCATAAGGCTGAATGGCGTAAGTCATGGTGTCAATGTAGGCCTTTATGGGTTTAACTATGCCCCATTTGACCAGCATTCCTACAAGGGTCAAGATCGCAATAAGAGCAGCTGCCAGTTGCCCGGCAGTAATCAGGCTACTCATGAGATTGCCAACTTTATTTCCCTTGTAGTTATTGTGGCCTTGCCATTGGCTTTAAGTTCCAAGGCTACTGGCTGGCCTTTCTTAGATTGGAATAGCCATACATCTTTTACAAATGTAGTGCCGCCTTTTTTAAGGCTAAATGTTTGATAGCCCGTTGCATCATTTATGCCTTTGGGATCGCGTACCCATTTGATTGTGAGTTCAGTTGCTCCACCGATTTTAGGTGTCTTGATGTTTAGGTATGTAGCAAACAATGCACCAGTGGTTGAGTTGGCATTTGGAATAACAGAGTAAAGGCCATCTACCTCTAGTGTTGCCCACACTTCAGCTCGTAAAGATTGTGTTGGAATACGGCTGTTGGCATCTGATTTGCGGCTAATGTATTGGCTCATGCTTTGATCCACTTTTCAGGGTTTCTAAACTTGGTTGGATTCCAAGTACGGCTGGCAAGAATTTGAAAGTGTAGATGTGGGCCAGTGCTTCGGCCTGTGTTACCTGATGTGCCTAGTAACTGCCCCTGCCGGACACGTTGGCCAACTGCTACATTTACTCCATTGAGGTGGCAATAACCTGCCCACAGGCCTGCTGTGCCGTCTGAAAAGGCATCATTGTCTACAATGACATGGATGCCAAAGGCCCAGCCCCAGCCCTTTTTGTAGATGTGCTTGCCAGCGTGTACGACTACACCCGGCACAGCTGCTACAACTGGTGTGCCTATTACTGCGCGGTAGTCAATGCCTTTATGAATGCCACCTGATTTGTACTTAGCCCCATAGGGGAATGAAACTATGCCTGACTTAATCGGTTTCATCTACGTTGGCCCTGCCGTAATTGTCATATTCTGGATTTAACCAGTTAATGACTATGGGCAATGCTGATACTAGGCCTATGGTTAAGGCTGGATGTAATCCTAAAGTGTCAGCATTGATAAGCACCCAGCCCAAAACACCTGCACCAAATACTTTAATGAATGATGCAATGGGACTATGTGCAAACCATGTAAGAAATGACATTACTTATCTTTGGTTGCCTTTGTTGCTGGTGTTGGTGATTCATCGGTTGGTTCGCTCGGTGTTGGTGCTGGCTCGTCTGTTTCGACTGCATCAGTATAAGCAAAACACGCGCCACACATTACTGGATTAGTCGGGTCAATCATGTTGACAGGGTTTTCATTGTAGAAACAGCCCTCGGTCGAGCAAGTGAAAATCCAAATCATTATGCGGCCTCGTAAAAAGTTTTGAAACTAAAGAATGAGTTTGTGGCCCAAGTTCCCGGAACGGTTGCAGATGTATTGGCTACAACTGCATAAGTTCCCGCAGTGTTTAGGGCATAAAAATCAATTTGTGTAGAACTTGAAATTGCGGTGCTTCCGACTGATGATGTGCCGGCACCAGCCGCAAGTTGTACTGACCCTGTTACTCTATTTCCTGCGGCTCCTGCTGATGCTGTCACCGGCAAACTAACGCCAATTCGACCTGATACTGAACTTGTTGAGCCTAAAGTTACACTGACCTCTAACAAAACTATTTTGCCTAATTTGGCGTATTTTGCATATGTAATTGTTCCGTTGCCCAACGTAAAGTTGTTAAATGTCGGTGTGTATGATTGCCAAGCCAATAATCCGCTGCCAACTGATGTATCGATTGCATCGCCCAAGGCTTCGATGGCTGTTGCGCCATCCTTAACATAATCTGTCGAGGTGGGAACGGGCCAGCCATTGAGTGGAGTCGTGGTTGCCATGCTATAAGTCCTGCCATTCTGTCGTACTTGGAGTATACCCTGCCCAAGTTGTTGTCGGTGGTATTTGATACCAGATGATTGATGAATAAGTTTCGGAGTATGCCGAGCAGGTCAAAGCCAATTCAGCAGTGTATCGGGTCAAGTTCCATGTGTAGCCCTCGACAAAGCCATCAAAGGTTGTGCCAAAGACTGCTGGCAATGCAGTTGTGCTGACCCGTAGGCCGTTATAGACGGCTGCTAGGGCATCCCTAGTGGCATCGCTGACGGTTGGCGAGTGCAATGGCACTGTGATTGTTTCTGGGTACATTCTTGGGAATGCTCGGGACTCTATGAAATTAGCTGCCTGTGCCTCGGCATCGGCTAGATTGTGCAACTGGGTTGCGCGTGTGCCAATTAGTTGGCCATAGAGAATGATTGACTGCTCATCTCTTGCTTCGGTTTCCCCAGCTCGGTAACTCACAATTGCATCGTTTACAATTTCCCCCCATTGAGCGGCGGTGCGTAGTCCTTGGGCAAGAATGTCATCAGCTCTAAGTTCAAGCGGTGTTGCCAATGATCTGGCCAAATAATCGTCATAGTGCAGTGACCCTGTGCCATTTTCCCAAAGTACGCCGCGACCAGAGTTAGCAGCTTCTACGGCTAATGTGTAAGCATCGGCATCGCCATCGCTGTATGCCATCAATTCGTATTGCCCCGGAGTATCAATGTTGGCAACTAATGAATCCACCAATGCAATTCCTACTGCATCGTAGGAGTCCCAAGTCGTGCCTACTGGCAACCCTGCCCAAGTAAGTAGAGGTGCTACATCATCCCATTCAGTTAGGAATGCTTCACTAAGGATGTTTAGGATTCTTGTGCCGTCATTCTCTTTGGCAAAGCCAGCCGCACCGACCAGACGGCGGTTCAGCTGCGCCAGTGGCCCAACGGCTGTGATCGAGTAAACGGCGATTGAGCCATCTGATCCATAGGCATCAAGGCTTATGTCAATGTCAGAAATTGTGCCATAAAAAATTTCTTGTGTGCCTGTTGTGCCTTTATCAATGCTTACTGATACTGACTGACTTAGTGCCACATCCAATGGATCACTGGCATCAGTCCAAAGCCTGATTGATGCGTAGCCCGGTTGCGGTTGATCCATGACATCCTCACGACCCATACGGATTGAGATAGATGAAATTGTGTTATCTGCGTATGTAGTCGTGCCGCCAAAAGTAACCGTTGGATAAGGATCGTAATCGGTCATAACGTTAGCCCGGCAAGGTTAATAGCACCTGTACGGCGTGATGAATCTTGTAATACTTTCTCAATGCTACGGCGAGCAGACTCACCATCAATGACACCATTCATGATTATGGTCACACCTTGACCAGCGCCATTGTCTGGGCGGATTGATCCCGATACGCCTTGGGGTACAAACAACTCAGGCCCAAATTCACCAACACGCGTCAGCTGACCATTGCCTACTGGCCCACCTGCGGCGCGTGAAGTGTAACCCAAGGCTTTTCCAAGTCGTGAATCAGCAAACTTTGGACCCTCGCCCGGGTTAATAATAAGAAACTCTAAAACATTGCCGCCAATTTTCTTGGCTTTGCTGTATGCGTTGGCAACCGAGTTAATTCCATTAGCAACTGAATTAAGCGCATCTGCCATGTTTTGCAAATTGTCATTTGATTTGCCAGCCTTGTCGCCACTTAAAGCTGCAAACAATTTGCCAAAAGAATCTGCTACTGATTTCAACGACTTGCCTAGACTTACTCCACTGGATTCGCCATCAAGTTCATTAGACAACATCTTGACTTTGTTTGATAAACCTGATCGTGGATCCTCGCCACTAAAGCCCATTGCAACAAGGTTGACTTGTTCCAAAAATCGTTTCAAGATTGGGATTAATTTAACGCCTAGATCCTCTTTAATTTCGTTAAAGCGTTCAGTCAAAATTGATAACTGGCCAGCATAACTCTTAGTATTGGCTTGGGCTGATCCACCAAATAATTTTTGAAGCTGATCCGTGGCTGCATCAAAATCTTTGGTCTTAATGATGTTGGCATCTAATGGCACACCTAGCCTAGTAAGTGCGCCCAAATTGCCGTTGTAGGCCTTAGATAGGGCAAGGCTGACAGTTTCAAGGTCTTTGCCTGTAGCTGCTGAAATGTCTATTGCAAGGTTGTTAAGTTTCTGTGCTTGGGTCAAATCTCCAGTGGCTCTGGCAAGGTTAGCCAGTGCCGGACGCAACTTTGTATCAGCGATACCAAATGCAAGTTGCTGTTTCTTGATGTAGTCCTCGGTTGATGCGATTTGCCCATCAGTTGCATTAGTGGTGTTTCTGAGTGCTTGGGCAAGTTTGATCTGTGACTGCTCATCCTCGACTGCCGACTTGACTCCATCGATGCCTAACTTGATTGCATACGCGCCAGCAGCTGCCCCAGCAATTGCGAAGGACTTGGCCATTGCCTTTGAGTATTTGCCAATCTTGCTACTAAAAGATTTAGTGCTGTTGTCTGCTTTGGCTAGGCTTCGGCCAAACTGATCAACGTCAGCAAGCAAGTTCAGTTTGAGTGTTCTCACATCAGCCATTGTTGTCATCCCATTTTTCTATTACTCGGCGATTGACCGCATCTTTCCAACGGCGTGTTAATTCTGGCTGAATTCTTTTAAGGGTTAAGAAAATGCCATAACCTACATTGCCCCTGCCTTGCGCAGGTGAGCGATCAGGAAAGCGGCGACCACCATTTTCAAAAGGTGCTGGGCCACCAAATTCTGATCCAAACAACACCTGACCAGATACCGCGCCGCCACTAAATCGGCCCTTGCTACCACCAATGGTGACGTTCGGAATTCGATCCTTGTTGGCTCGGATAGTTGCGGCAACCTTTTGGGCTTGTGCTGGCAATGGGTTCAAGTTGTAGCTGCTTTGCATCTCTGTGGCTGACCATTGGCTAATGCTTGTCACATCATCTTTTAGGGCTTTTTTTGCGCCCTCATCCATTGCACGAAATGCTTTGTAAAGCGAACGCAAGTCCCGAGAGTCAGGTGTCATCTTGACGGTTACTCTGTCAGCCATGACCATTCCTCTCTTGTATCAGCTGTAAGGCTGTGTTGATGTCTGCGAGTGACCATTGGTACAGATCCGATAAAGGTATCCCGGTGACAACTGCTATTCTGACGAGTCCGTCAGCGAGTTCTCTTTTGGGCTTTCCTCGACCACCTCAAAGGTTTCAAACTCATTGGTGACCCACGCTTGTTGACTCGGTAACTTTGTATGTCCTTGGGCCTTAGCGGCCTTGTAAAGCATACAAGTTATGACATCCAGCGAGCCTTGGCTCATCTTTTCTGCTGCTTGGCTAACGGTGTACCCGAGTTCTCTTTCGATCTCGATCCATAACCAAGCACTTTCGTCACTCACTATGTAGTTATTGCCCTGTTTTGTCGTGATGTTGTATTCCATAAGATTTGCCCTGTTCTATTCGTTAGGCTCGTGCGACTGTTCCATCCTCAACAACAAAGCTGAGGCTGGTAGTTAGTACGTCAGTGGCCGCGCCACCAACGGTTGGAAATACTGGAAATACTGATCCAGTAAATGTGTCACCGTTTACATCAAATGAAAATGCTAGCGATGTATCAGGTGCAGTGTTAGCCGCATCCCAAAGTGCGCTGATGATTCCAGCGGATGCTGAATCGTCTAGGTATAGTTCCACGTTAAGTGTTGCTGTCTTGTCTACGGTCTTGTAAGCGCGACCCGATAGCACTTCAAGTACCTGCTGGTTGTTTTCGCGCTCTAGTGTAACTGTTGATGCTTGGTCAGCGTATGACACAGAGTTGATGCTCAAAGTCAGATTCCGACCAGTTATGTATGTTGCTGGCATGACTTGCCTTTCTAGTTGGTTGTGACCATCTCTATGTTGAGTTGGCTGATTAGCATGTCGGCATTTCCGATTTGCTGGACTGTGGGTTGTGACCATCCACCAAGAAATGAGATGTTGTTGGCGAGTAGGTCAGTGACACTAAAAATTAAGGTTTCCAAGTTTTTCAAAGCTGCTTGGTTGTCAGCTGCATTGACTATCACTGTGATGTCAAAGCGCACATTACAACGCGCACCACCAATAGCACTTACTGTGATGTAAGGCGATCCCGGCACAAGCACAATGGCTGGTGGTGTGATGTTTTCATTTGGGTATGAGTAAACAACCCGGCCAGCAGCTGCGAGAGTTCCGGCAAGGGTTGATCGGTATGTTGCTAGATCAGCCAAGGTAGCCTCGGGTATCTAGGTGCTTGCCTAATAGGCCTGATACACGAGTAAGCATTGAGCGGCCAAGGCGGTACGGTGCTGGGCTTTGGAAGTCCACACCCTGCTGTCCTAGTGTGCCTGTACGAGTGATCCAGATGTCGCATGCAACGGCCATAGCAGCTTCTCTGACTTCTGGAGTGGTGTCATAAAGAGTTGCTTGGCTTGTTAGCACTGCTCGCCCATTAGGGATAACATGGCGCTGAGTTATGTTGGCATTAGTTATAGCAGCCTCAAAAAATGTAACGCCATCCTCTTTACCTACGGCTGTCACAGTGCGTGATCCGTCAAAAGGTGCGCCACACTTGCTAACTGTTAATGCTTGACCAACTACAAAAGTATTGTCGTAGCAATAGAACCTAGCCACATTACTTGTAAGTGATACGCCTTTAATAGACACATCATCAAAGATTAAGTAAGACAGGATTATGTTTTCGGCGCTGTCTGCAACTGCCTGAACAATTGCATCAGCATAGATGTCACCAATACCAAGTACGGCTTTTAGCTCGCTTAGTGTAATTAGTGCCATCTCAAATCCTTATCTAATGAAGTGTGTGGGGGACACAGGGCCGCATCCCCCACACTTCTAACTAACGCTGACTTAGGTCAGGTTAAAGCGACGTACTCCGCCAGCGGTGATTGTCTTAACGGCCATGTAACCGTAAAGCATTGTTTCAATCTCGCCAGTTGTAACTACGTTTGTTGACAGTTGCAATACTGGGCTTTCGTAGATTGCAACAGCTGATGGCACAACAATGAATGCTGATTCATCAATGTTTGTTGCTACTGCCTTGTTGGATACATAAAGGTCTAGACCTAATACGTTTCCGCGGAGGCTACCAACGCCAGCCTGTCCTGCATTGTTCTGTGGATTTGATGCATTGTAGATTGGGCGACCGGTTGAATCGGTTGCACCAAGTAGCAATGACCACTGACCTGTACCTGCAATGTAAGCGCTGGCAAGTTCACCAGTTGCTAGGTAAGCAGCTGGTGCTTCCTTAGATACATAAGCGATGATGCCATCGGAATCTGCATCTTGTGCGGTTGCCTGTGTTCCACCTGCAGTTAGTTCTGCAATTACTGCAGCTTCAGTTGCCTGTGCGTAAACTCTGCGCATGTTTTCAAGCATCGCAGCATAGAAGCTCGGATCAGCGCGGTCAAAGAGCTCAACACTGTAACGCTGTAGGCCTTTGTAGGCTTTTACAGTTGCATCTACGTAAGCAGACACAATTCCGGTTTCGGATGGTGCAGCAGCTTCTGCTGTTTCTGCAACGCTACCTGAAGTTGTGATCTTTGGAATTGATACAGTCATACCAGCATTAGGTAGTGCGCGTGTACCGATTGCATCAATCGCGCCACGAGCGCCAATCTGGTTATCTACTACCTGTGATACGTACTGAATTGGCTTGAATGCTGGATTGGTTGTAAAGGAATCATCTGCAGCTGTTAAAAGCTTTGCATCCTCTGCCTTAGCGTGTGCAATCCATTCTGCACTTTCATGGCTTCCACGTTGAGCTTTGATTGAGTGCTCTAGGAAGTGTGCTTGGGTTTTGATTGGTGATCGAGGCTTGGTGTAAGCCACTGG